CGCTGCCTTGACTATCATCGCAAAGTTGTTCGAGGCAGAACTTGCAGACATTATAGTTCCAGCTGCGGAAGGCCTGATTCAAGAACGACTCGGGCGTAACTCGAATAACAAGGACATCATGAAAGCGGCAAACTTGGTGCTAGTCCCACTAGCAAAAAGCGGCCTAGCAAAACATTTAGAGGAGCGCACGTGATATCACCGCCACTGAAGCGCGGGTGGCAAGCGCATAAGGATTCCAACCTTTCGCTCGCCCGCGCATACGTCAAGCAGTACGCGCCGTACCTGACCTCTACTCTCTACGGACTAATCCCAACGCCCGTGGAGAACATGGATAACATCTACGGCGGGCCCATGGGTGTATCAGAACGTCTCGTTCTCTACTATGACCCAGCCTGGGTTGACTCGGTATCCGTGGGTATACTGGCAACGGGTCTTGCCCACGAATGCTTCCATGACCAATTGAGACACGTGAAACGTGGCAAGGCCTACCCTAACCCCAAGCTGTTCAACATTGCTGCTGACCTGTTCATCAACGGGACAATGCTGACGCAAACTAGGCAGGTCAGGGTACAAGGCTCAGGAAGAATAAGCGCCACCACAACCACTATGCTCATGTGGGAGTTTCCAGAATGGGCAGTCATGCCTGAGAAGTTTGGCTTCAAGACTGGACTAACCGCGGATGAGTACTACGCCTTGCTGGAGGAACTTGAAAAAGAACAAGCTAAGAAAAAGCCGAAGCCAGGTAAAGGCGGTCAAGCCGGTCAAGCCGATGGCGATAGCAACGGAGCCGCAGGAGAATCACCCGACGGAGAACCACAACCTGGTCAAAATCAAAGTAACGGCAGTGGGAGTGGTGGACACAGCCACGGTCACGGTGACAACCAAATCATGTCAGGTTGTTGTGGTGGCGTAGCTGGCAACGCCCTGAGTCGAGAGTTCGAGAATACCAAAAACGAGGAGGTCGGTAGGTCAGAAGCTGACTGTAAGAGCATCGCTAGAGAAACTTCACGTGCAATCAAAAAGCACATGGAGGCCCAGAAGGGACGGGGAGACACCACTGGTAACTGGTCTGAGCTAGTTGAAATCAGTGACACAGTATTCGTCGTTCCATGGCGCTCTAAACTGGCAAACGTGACTAGAGACTACATTGGTCGCATTCGCTCAGGTGGCATGGACTACAGCATGCGCAGGCCATCAAAGCGGTCGTACCTACGTGGAATAATACTGCCTAGTCTCATCTCCTACGACCCAAACATTGCATTCATCATCGACAGCTCTGGTTCAATGGGCAGCAAAGAGTTGAGCGACGCCAAAAGAGTAGTCGCTGACGTAATGATGCAAACCGGTATCCAAAAAGTCTGGTACATGGAGGCAGATACAAAGCAGCAACGCGACCTAACCCAACTGTCCATCCACGAGCTACGTGACATTCCAATACTTGGCCGAGGTGGCACAGACTTCAGACCCGCCATCAAATACATAAATGAATTCAGGCCAAGGATGCACATCGTCATCTACGTGACAGACGGCGATGGTGCAGCTCCAGCAAATGCACCGGACCGAATGAAGTTCATATGGTGCATTGTACCGTCGTCGAAGACAGTGCCAGCTCCGTGGGGTGAGACCATCCTGCTGAGTGATGCCGTAGCCGCTTAGTGAAATTCTGTGTAAAAAGCGGGCATAAGATACGTAGAGAGAGGATAGCCATTTCGGTTACCCAGAAGGAAAGTCATGACCAGAACTATGAACATCATCCTAGTATCAGCCGGTAGTGTAGTCGCCACAGCAGTTGTTGGCGCAACTGGGTTCTTCCTCGGCAAACGCAACGTCATCAAGAGCATCGAGTCTGGAAAGATTCGAGTCTTGTCTGACGCTGGCAAAACCGAGGTGCGCCGCACGGATACACGAAGCGAAACTAGAGCGTCTTCGTAACGAAGGGGAAAAGCCGCACGCACGTGCGCGGCTTTTTCTTAGCCCCTTGTTAGACGATACCGGCAGCGCGACGAGGAGGGAGTTTCTCAGGAAGCGGCCTTGTATCTACCTTGGCTGCTGCCTCTCCATTGGCGCCCAACATGTTCTGGCCCCCGCCTTGCTGCTGCAGTTGGGGAGCTGCATTGGGATTAGACGCCAAGTATTGAAGCACCAAGTCCGCCAGTTCTGGAGACTGAGCTCGTAGCCTCTTGATAGTGAGCATCTGGGTTGCTGGGTCTTGAGCCGCCAATTGGGCGGCAATAGTTTGCGCCATCGTGATGATGTTGGTAGCGCCCAGCATTGCCCCTTGGGTACCGGGATTGCTAGTCCCCATTCCCATGTTCTGCCCTGCATTCAAAGGACTTTGAACCGCGGCCATCGGGTCCGCCCCTGCGCCTGGCTGGTCAGGAAGAACCTCGCCGCCACCTTGTCCGCCGGGAGGTGCAGCCCCTGTCTCAGGCCCGCCAGGCTCACCTGGAGCAGCCGGGGCTTGCATGGCCTGCTGCATCTCTTGCTGGGCTTTGGCCTGCTGCTTCATCATGATGACTTGCTGCTTACCCTGGAGCTCGGCCATCGCCAACTGCTGCTTCTCTGTCGCAGCCATGCGATTAGCCGTCTCACGCTCCATGATTTGGTCTTCCTTTTCCTGACTCAAATCGGAGTCTGCCAGCAATGTAGTGTCACTGACCTTCCCAGCTTGGTTGAGCTGGAACAAGTAGGCCTTGCGCTGAATGTCATCGGCCATCTTGAACGGCTTGAAGCGAATCTTCGCCATTGGCCAATCCATGTAGTCGGCGACCTGCCGCATTACCCAGTTGGCCATGCGCTGATGGCGCGCCAGATAAATGATGAACTGGTTCTCAAGCATGCGCATTGAGATGTTCGTACCGGCGTAGCTCAAACCACCCTTGATAAACTCGAGGGGTACCTGCATCCCATTGATGAGCTGCTCGCTCAAGGTCTGCATCTCTTGCACCATCAAGAGCGCGCGACCGTCTCCACCGATTGTTTGATTGCCAATCGGTAGAGGCAAAATAGGAATGTAGTTTTGGTCCATGCGCCAACGAGCTATCTCGGTTGCTACATGGTCACGCCAATCCACGAGATTTATCGTGGTGTAAGGGTCCGACGTGCCGCTTCCAGCCTGTGGGAAGAGCACCCTAAGCGGCACGATGTGCTCGAGGAGAATTGCCTCCTGAGCTTTCTTCATAATTTGAAGATAGAAAGTGTCCTTCAGGCAGGCTAATAGCAGCGGGATGCCCCACCCACGGTCCTGGTCAGCCAGTGTAGGTCGCCGTAGATGAAAGAACATATCTGGGTTGAAGATAACGCCTTTCTGCTGACGCAATGCCTGAATGAAAACTTCAGGTACCTTCTCAACCGCATCTTTCTTACCGATGATAACGTCGTTACGAACAGTCGGGGGTATGTTGTAGAAGTAAGTGTATTCGCCGGTGAGGTCGGAGTAACTAATCTCCACGTCCTCTGGCGACCAACGCATGACACGAACACCACTCTCGTTCTTGAAGTAAATGTCCTTGGCCTTTGCAGTACCGAGATGACCGCAGCGAGGGCAGCTAAGGCGGTACTCAAAGTTGGTGAAAACCCAATGTGGTCGGATGCGTTTAGCCTCCGCCTGGTGTCCACACCCAGAACACGTCAAGTACTTTTTGAACGGGAAACTCAAGCTCGAGAGACAGTTACCGTACGTGTTGTAATCGAGACCGCATTCAATTTGATACCCGCGATAATTCAGATGGTCTTCGAAGTACTCTTTCCACTTTTTCGCGACCCGAGTCTCGGGATGGTCAATCATCATCTCAGTGATGGGATATTCCGAGAGCTTGAAGACCGTGGCATTGATTATTGGGTTAGTAAGAAAGTAGTACCGGCACCATCGGAACATCGACTTGACGGTGGTGGGTAAATACGTGTGCGCGATATCGAAGAACGGACTCGGGTAGTTGACGCCCTGATTGAATCCGTTGTTGATTCGACCGCGAGTAGCTGCAAAGCGAAGACCTCCGCCAGCACCAACTCCACCCATACTCATTGCGCCGGGGATACTCATGAATTACTCCAAGCCCCCGGCACCGCCGCTGTATCCGGTGCCGAAGACTCTCTCTGTCGCCACTTGCCCGGTGTCACCGGGTTCGCTAGCTGGTGGTCGTGATGGCTCATGTGGAACCTGAGGTGGAACAAGCGGTTGCTTACGCCCGCGCAACTTGTCCACGCCTTTACCGGCAAGGCCACCCGCACGTTCGAGCGCTGTGCTAAGCGCCAAGCTGCCCGACAGTGAGATGGGAGCCGCCATGCTGCCCAATGTCCCACCAGCCAAACGGCCTATACGCTCACCCTTGCCCTGGCCTGGCTTGTTGGGGTCGTTCTGCGTGCGCATCGCGGACAACGCCTGCGATGCCGGCATCCCCACCATCAAGGCCTTCATCTTCGGAGACGCTCCTGCCCAACCCGCGTGCAAACCAGCCTTTGCCGTTGGAAGAAGGCCTTCTTTTCCAACCGACTTGACGATGCCGGGGAGGCTAGTTAGCCCCATTTTCTGTGCCTTCTCCGTGGCCTCCAAAGCTTGGGTTGCTCGAGCAACCGCCTTGGGGCTTCCACCTTTGGCCACTGTGTCTGCCAACGCTTTACGGGGACCAGCGGCTCCGGCGCCAATGCTCTCCACTGACTTGGCACTGCCGCCTGGCTTCCACCCCGTCAAACTGTGCACTTGCCGCTGACCGAAGCGGGAAAACGTGCCTAGCTGGTTGCTCTTGGTGGCCAGGTCCTTTGTGGCTCCAATAACAGCCTTGGGGGCCAAAAGTCCTGCACCCGTGCCTACTCCAGCGCCAATAACGGCGCCTTTGGCCGCCCCACGTAACGCTCCAGAAAGGCCGCCTCCAATAGCGGCACCCGCAGCCTGCGCGCGCCCTTGCCCACCCTCGCGTGCGGCGCGATAGGACTGAACTCCGCCCTTCGCACCTCCTGCAAGCAGCCCGGCGCCTAGCCCGAGGCCCAATCCACTGCCCGCACCAGCCTGTACTGCATTGCGCACACCACTTCTCTGCACATGGCGCAGCACATCCGCCATCGGGGCGGCTTCCTTCTCGAGCTGCGTGTAAAAGCCCTTCATAACGGGCTCAGTGAGTGTGATTTCAAACATACTGGAGTACTTGAAGTTGGGTGTTTAGCCGAGCGCGAGCCATTTCAAGGTATACCCATGAGCCCAGCATCCTACGTAGTTGCTCATCCTCGATGGTAGCACCCGTGGGAGCCTTGCCTGACGCACGAACCAGTGGCCACTTCGCCATAATGGAGGCGCAGTCGACAGGGAAGCCTTCGGTATCCACCTTCACAAAGTCCAATGGTGGTTGAGGGCACATAATGCCTTGGTGCCGATGCACTACACTCAAAAACGTCTTGATTTCCTGACTCCATTGCATGTCGTCACGAATTCTGTTGGCGACATCAACGGCCACCATGCACTCGGCTACATCGGGCACCTGCATGCTGCGGAAATCGGCGAACATGCCGTTGAATGCCGCGCAACAAGGCAGAAAAACCTCCCATCGCAACCAAAAGTCATCAACTAGATGAAGCGCCTTACACGCTTGCACCTTCTCGAGGTTGATGTCGGAGACCGTCGGCGTACTAAAGTCGGCCGTAATCTTAGAAACAAGTGTCTCCAGCTCCCAGCTGAGCCATTCCGACTTGTATTTACGCAAAAGGGCCAAGTCCAGTATCAACGGGTGCGTATCAGGGCTCCGAAAAAGGTTCGCCACTGACACGTTGGATACTTTGGACTTAGCCTCCACAGCTACCGCTGGCACCGTAGGGTTTACGTCTTCATCACCCTGCGTTGTCTCAACGACGACCGTCGGGTCCTCTTCAACTATCGCGACTGGGTCGCGGACTTTGGAGAGAACCCGTTCGAAGATGTCGTTACTGAACGTCATGCAGACCCGTTGCCCCATTGTCGGAGGCAGCTCGAGCCATACGCCGCTTCTGCTCTAATGGCAACGAATTGAAGATGCCCCACGGGTCCTTCATGAACTCTTTCTTGAAGTCAGCGCCGTAATCATCGGCCAATGTAATCCCCGCGGTGACAGAGTAGTTCTCGATTTGGCGCTTTGTAACGTAGTCATTGCCGCTAATCCAGCTGTCTCCCTCATCGGCGGCGGTCTTTTGGACCCCGAAGGTTGAAGCAGCCGGGTCAACTACTGCGCTATCGTAGCGGTAGTCAATCTCTGCAACCTTGTCGAACTCGGATAGTACATCGCAGAACTGGTCTGGGCCAAGTTCTGCTCTGCGCTCATACAACGTGTCAAGCACGGCCACTTGGGCCTCTTTCAGGAAAGGCCGACGTGTGTCTAACGCAATACGAATGTGCTCATCTGGGGCAAACGTAGTTGAACCATAGTCGGCCGCCGTCTTGCTAAAGGGAATGCCCATTGCAGAGGCACGCTTCACCATGTTTACAGCAAACGTGTGTCGCATCTCAGGCTCCATGGCGCCAAAGTTGCTGTCGAAGTACTGCACAGCTGCCTGAACCTGAGCGTAGCTGTCGAGAGGATACGCATTACCGTAGGCGTAATTAGAAGCCTCCTTCTGCTTGAGCATCTTTGGGGGCTCCTTATTGAGCACGCCGATGTGCGGCTTCAATGACAGAGCGGGCGCCTGCGGAGCGCGCTCGTACTGCTCTCCTGCGGCACCTCTTGTAGTCTCAAGCTCACCTGGAACTTCTCCTCGATGATGGTCTACCAAATGGCCAACCTCGGCCGACTTGATGGCACTGGTGTTGCTGGAGCCAGGCTTACCCCGTGCACCTGAGTCTGATAAGTCACCGGCATCTTGGTTGGGCATCAGGCTAGTGCCAGAGACATCGGCACGCTTCATGTAACCGCCCAAAGAAGATTGGTCACGTGGGGTCAACACTTGACCTCCCGCAGCTCTTGTGGCCGCCAGATTGCCACTCATCTGTCCCGCGGTTCCCTTCAATAGTGAAGGAGCGGTCAGTGCAGTCATCACTGTACCGACGCCAAGCGCAACCTTCTCGAGCTCTTCGGGAACTTCAATCCCATACCAACCAGCAGCTTTTACAAGATTGAGAGCAGCAACCTTCTGTGCCTCTGCCGGTAGCTTGTGCCCGTTCAAGAAGAACGTGGCCATACTCATGGCTACATTGCCAGCATCGATGCAGGCGTACTTCCTAAGGGGTGCCTGGTTGGACTCCCCAAGCATAACCAGCGCGAAGGCGTCGTCCGGTAATGCCTCGAGCATTGTGGGGGTCAACCACTCTGCCGTCTTCACCATATCAGGAACTACATCCAAAGACGGGAAGATGCTCTTGAAGTCTCTGGGATTGTCGTACAGGTCTAAAACTAGTCCAGCGGTGTGCATTGCGGCCTCTCCATGAGCGTAACTCAGTGGTTGTAGCAGATGCAAGGATACTAGGCTAGGCAGCCGTAAAGGAACAAGTCATTGATATTTCTTCAGATAGGCCAGCATACTACGCGCTTTAGCTGCGCTCTTCTCCAGATGCCCAATTGCTATGTTACATCCGGCGCATAGGAGTCCACGCGGCCTACTAGTTCTGTGGCAATGGTCAAAGTGCAGCCTTCTTTTGAAGTCTGAAGCGGGGCGCTTACAAATTGCACAGCAACTTTTCTGCGCGGTAAGCAACCGATTGTAATCTGCTAATGTGCTTCCGTGTCTTGTTTTATACGACCGAGCTAACTGCAATTCCCTAATGTGTTCTTTATTATT